AAAAACACCGTGTAGCTGCTTATGCCGTCCCAGCTTGCCGCCTCACATTGGCTCATCCAATAATTTGTTGTGTCCGATTGCAGGCCAACAAAATGGATGCCCGGAAAGCCACGCGACACCGAATTGATCTGGATCGTGAGCGCAACGAGAGCAAGGCAAGCCGCTTTCTGCGCAAGGTGAGTTAAGGCGATCACCCGCCATTTTGCGAACGCAGCGATGCGCCGCGCTACCGCCCTGGTGACTTGAGGGCGCAGCAAAGACTTGAGAGAGAGCGACATGAGCGGACACGCAGACACTGCACCCGATTCACTGAGCGATTTGGCTTCATTCCTTGGCGACACTCCCGACGCGGAATCGCCTGACGAGGACATGGAGCACGATGAATCCGACGATTCCACCGCCGAGGGCGACACGGAAGACGAGGAAAGCGACGGACAGGAAGAGTCTGATGACGATGAGTCTGATGACGAAGAAGCCGAAGACACGCCTGCACCCGAGCGCAAATTGAAAGTCACCGTCAAAGGTGATGACGGCACGGATCAGGAAATCGAGGTGGACGAAGCCGAAGTTGTGAAGGGCTACCAGCGCCAAGCGGACTACACCCGCAAGACGCAGGAGCTGGCGCAGCGCGAGCATCAAGCCGTCGAAATCCTGAAAGCGAAACATGACGAGTTCGCGCAAGACTACCTGTCGAAAGCGGAAGCCAGTCGGGCCGCAATCGTTCAGCTTGCAGGACTCAAGGGTGAGGACGAGATGGCGCAGCTTGCGCAATCCGACCCCGCCGCGTGGGTAGCAGAAAACCAGCGCCGCCAATCTATCGTGGCTGTCCTGGGTCATCTGGATCAGCAGATTTCCGCCGAGCGTCAAGAGATTGAGCGTTGGCAGGCTGAAGCGATGCAGCAAGCCCGTTCGGAGATGTTCCATCGCACCTGGGCAGAACTCCAAAAGGATGGCATCGACCGCGAGAAGCTGGCGAAAGCGTATTCAGACGTGAGCAAGGCATACGGGTTTTCAGGCGATGAGCTGGCCCAGGTGCTTGACCACCGTCAGGTGCGCGTGATGCTGGATGCGCTGGCCTACCGTCAACTGAAGGAGCAGAAAACTGCCGTTCAGAAGAAGGTGGATGCCGCGCCAAAGCTGCCCCAAAAAGCTACACCGACTGTCAAAGACCGCAAGAGTCAACAGCTTGAGGGCCGCTTTAAGGGTGGCCGCGCCAAGCTGGGCGACCTTGCATCCTATTTGCGCTAACAGGAGCATGAATCATGGCTGTGCCAACCAATCTTTTCCAGAAAGCCTCTCTCAAGGGCGACCGTGAAGACCTGATCGACAAGATCTACAACACCAGCCCCACCGAAACACCGGTGCTGTCGGCTGTGGGCCGCGTGAGCGCGACCAACACGTACCACGAGTGGCAGCGTGACGCCCTGGCGACCGCCAACAAGGACAACGCGCTGATCGACGGCGATGATGTGACCTTGGACGCGCAGACCGCGACCGAGCGTGTGGGCAACTACATGCAGATTTTTGCGAAGAAGCCCGGTGTTTCCCGCCGAGCCAACATCGTCAAGAAGGCCGGTCGCGGCTCTGAGCTGGCTTACATCAAGGCCAAGTCGATGCTGGAAATCAAGCGTGACATCGAGGCCATGATTGTCTCTGCCAACGCTGCTGTAGCCCCCACCACTTCGGTGGCGGGTAAGTCGGGCGGATTGGGTGTGCAGAACAACGCCAACACCGAACACGGTGCGGGTGGTTCGACTGCTGCGTGGACCTCTGGCGCCCCAACCACGGCCCCGACCGCTGGCACGGGCCGCGCCTTCACTGAGGCCCTGCTGAAGTCCGCTGTTCAGAAGACCTACATTGCCTCGGGCGAAGTCCCGCGCATGGTCATCATGAGCCCGAACCACAAGGGTGTGTTCTCTGGCTTCGCCGGTATCGCGGTCAACCGCTATCAGGTGAGCAAGAAGGAACAGGGCCGCATCATCGGCGGTGCTGACGTGTATATGTCGGACTTCGGTGAGCTGGAAATCGTCCCGCATTACCTGATGGCTGGCAGCACTGACGTGCATCTGGTCAACACCGACTATGTGGAAGTTGCCTATCTGGACGGCTTCCGCACCGAGGAACTTGGCAAGAATGGAGATTCGGAGCGCGTGCTGGTGACGGCTGACTGCGGCCTGGCTGTGCGTGCGCCTAAGGCGTTGGCGAAGGTGGCCGATCTGACGGGCGGCTAATCCAGCGTCACACCACAAGAGGGGGCTTCGGCCCCCTTTTTCATGGGCTTTACCCAAGTGGATCATCCCGGCAAGGGGTAGAACATGGCGACACTTGATGATTTCGTGAGCTTCTTACAGGGCGCGTCCAACTCGGCGGCGTCCAACCTGTCGGCGCCGGTCGATGGGATCAACTGGCTACTAGGTGAGGCTGGCTTGCCTGTGTCCAAAACCCCGGTTGGCGGGTCTGATTGGCTGCGACAGGCTGGATTCACGGCAGAACCAAAGAACCGCAATGCTGGCCTTCTTGGTGAGGCAGTGGGCGGCGTGATGCCCATCGTTGCATCAGCCAAAGCGCCCCAGATCGCGGCTGGCCTGAATCGGGTTGCTGCTAATGCTGCCGCGCCTCGCACCTTGCATCCTCAGACTGGGGCGATCAACGTCAAGGCCCTTCAGGATGCATTCCCTGAGATCGACTTCGCCCTGCTCCAGCGAGGCGATAAGGCGACATTAAGCAAGGTTGTCGTCCCAAAGGAGATGCGCGGCAGCGGGCGCGGGTCCGCGTTCATGGGTGAGCTAACCAGGCTGGCAGATGATGATGCCGCGAAGTTAGCCCTTAGCCCGTCATCAGATTTTGGCGGTAGCAAAGCCAGGCTAGAGCAGTTCTACCGCCGATTTGGTTTCGTTCCAAACAAAGGCAGGGCGCGAGATTTTGAAATCATGGAATCCATGTATCGGGAGCCTCGATAGGGCCACGCTTTACCCGCTTGGATGATCTGTGCATCACATCCAACGCTGGGAAAGCGACGATGACGCCGGTCGAATCATTCGAGATTGACGAGGGCACCGACCAGTACGGTGTTCACACCCGCCTGATCTATCAGGGCGACGAGGTGATCAAGCACACCTCGCAGGACTGCGCCCCGATCCTTGAGTTTGCCAAGGAGAAGCGCAACGCGACAGCCGGGGAGCGATGGGGCGAAATGCGCCACGTCGCCACGATCCCCATGCACATCTACGCCGATATCTTGCAGATTCAAGACCAGAACGAGCGCAAGAAGAAGGTGCGCGAGTACGTGCAGGCGAACCCGGCCTTTGCCACCTTTGACGCGTACCTCAAGCGATGAACTACACCGAACTCAAAGCCGAGGTGGCGCGGTATCTGCACCGCACCGACCTGACAAGCCAGATCCCCACGTTCATCGGCATGGCTGAGGCTGCGCTTTTTCGTGAACTGAACATCCGCGACCTGCAAACCACGGCCACGCTGACCATGGCTGGTGAGTTTGCGCCCCTGCCTGTGGACTTCGGCACGCTGGTCAAGCTGGAAGGCGTGGTTGGCGGAACGACCTACGCGCTGGACTACCAAAGCAAGCCAGAGCGCAACGCAGACCCAAGCGCATCGCCTACGGTCTACGCTTTCGAGTCGGGGCAGATCCGCGTCTATGGCGCGGGTGATGGCGTCACCTTTACGCTGCATTACACGCCCAAGGTCGAAGCCTTGAGCGCAACCAATGCCGACAACTGGCTGACAGTCAACGCCCCTGACCTGTACTTGTTCGCATCCTGCCTTGAGGGGGCCAAGTACATCCGGGCAGGTGATCTGGCGCAAGCTCTGACGGTGATGGTTGCCGAGAAGCTAGAGGCGGTTCGCCGCTTCATCGAGCGCAAGACCATGCCATCCAACTCTGGCCTGCAGGTGAAGGTGCGCCGTGGATAAGCTGCTGGGGTTCTCGCCTGACGTTGACCCGACCACTCCGGGCGTGATGCTGGATGTGGTCAATTTGGTGCCAGATGAAAGCGGCATGAAAGGCGCCCCGAGCCCTGTCAATGCGACAGGTGCGCCCGTGTTGGCCGCGCCCTGCATCGGCGCTGCGGTGATCACGAAGCTGGACGACACGCGACGCATCTTCGCCGGGACGACCGGCAAGCTGTACGAGCTTTCAGCGGGGGCGTGGGTGGACGTGTCCGGCGCGGCATACGCTGGCGGTGCGGATACCCGGTGGAGCTTTGCGCAGTTCGGGGATTCCACGCTCGCGGCCAACCTTGCCGATTCAATCCAGCGATCCGCAGGCTCGGGGGCATTCGCAAGCATCGCAGGCGCACCCAAGGCCAAGGTGATCTTCGCCGTGCAGGGCTTTGTGATGGCGCTGCATACCAATGACGCGGGGTTCGGCAACAACCCTGATCGCTGGTGGTGCAGCGCGGCATTCAATGACGCAGATTGGACGCCCTCCACGACCACCCAGGCCACTACAGGCCGACTGGTGAGCGCCCCGGGCCGCCTGACTGCTGGCGGCAAGCTCGGTGATTACGCCGTAGCCTACAAAGAGCGCGCCATCTACCTGGGCCAGTACATCGGCGCCCCGGCTGTGTGGGACTGGCAAGAGGTCCCAGGCGGCGAGGCTGGATGTGTCGGGCAAGAGGCGTGGTGTGATATCGGTGGCGCTCACTTCGTCGTCGGCATTGACGATTTCTGGCTGTTCGATGGGGCGAGGCCAACCAAGGTCGGCAACGGTGTCGTGCGCGACTGGTTCTATGCGAACTCAAACCCGCAGGCTCGGGAGCGCATCCGCTGCGCCTATGACAAGCAGGCCGGGTTGGTGTGGGTGTTCTTCCCATCGCTGAACTCGCAAGCCCCTGATCGTGCGCTGGTCTATCACACCACCACGCAAAAGTGGGGGCTGGTCGATCTAGTGACGGAGGCCGTCCTGAACTACGTAGGTGCGGGCCTGACCATCGATGGCATGTCGTCCGTATCGACCGACTTTGAGGGGTTGGCGGGCTACTCGTTCGACTCTAGCTTTTGGGTATCTGGCGGCAGGTCGCTGGCGATCTTCAGCGGAGGTCACCAACTGCAAACGCTGACTGGCGAGTCTGATTCGTGTGGGTACACCTCCGGAGATTACGGGGACGATGACCGTTATTCGCTGCTAAGCGGAGTGCGCGTCAGATTCGCGCCAGGCGAGAAGCCGGGGTCGGGCCTGATGGCGACTCAGTTCAAGTTCGACGCTGGTGACGCGCTATCTGCCGGTGGCGTGTCCACCATGTCAGAGGGCCGGTTTGATGTGCTGGCGTCGGCTCGTTGGCACCGCCTCACATTCTTCTTCTACGGGC